TGAACCAGGTGCATACCCAGCATCAATGGCACATTGTGTAGCTGTTTTGAGTCCTTCAGAATGGACAAGGAACAATACAAACCTTCTTTGTTTTTCTGATAGTTTTCTATCAAACAATGCGTCAGAGAACGCTTCAGGTACTATCAGTTCTTTACTATCTTCCATAATGCATCAATCTTATAGATGTTTTTGTTAAAACAATATATTTTATATAAAAATCTCATGAAATGCGAGTTTTTTTCGTAAAATATAGATATTTTGTAACTTCTAAATATTTGTAAGTTACACAAAGTTACAAGAAAAGCTAAGTATTCTGGTACTTGTAACCTTGTTACCTTGTAACTTGTACTTTACAAAAAAATAATTAAAAAAATATTTTGAGTAAAAACATCTATTAGAAACGCTGTTTATGAAAACATCTTTGGATCGTCTCGTACCAATCTTAATGCTTTATCCAATGCCTCACGACCATCAGTCATGATGACTTCCCACTCTTCAGCAGTGTATACTCTATCGTGCTTTGGATTATAAAATTTTATGGAGACGTCTCCACAGTGTCTACATTTATAGACTTTTCTTACTGGGCTTTCTGGTAGTTTTGTGTACATACCGTTTTATCCTTTGTAATGGAAATAATACCACATTATCGGGTAGATTTTCTCTAAAATATATCGAGTCCATGACTTCCATGGATTGAATTCTTTCATACTGGTTGGTCCGTGATGCGAGGATCGCGTCCAATAAATCGCGTTGCTTTAATATCTCTTGGTCGCTCATTTTTTCTTATAATATTTACTCAAAACGGTAGGTTTATCTTTAGTTGGTTTATAGTAATGTTTACTTAAAACCGTTGGATTTTTTTTCGTTTTTTTATGATAGTGTTTACTTAAAACAGTAGGTTTATTTTTAGTTGGCTTATAGTAAGAACTACTTAATCCAGGACCATCTTTTTTCTTTTTAGCATTTTTAAAAGCTTTACCTAGACCTTTTAAAGCTATGCCTGCTCCAGTAAGTAATAATCGTCCTATTGCCATTATTTTTTTCCTTGAAAAATTCGTGATGGCTTTTTCTTTTGTTTATCTCTTTTTAATTTTGGTTTTGGTTTTGGCTTAGGCTTTGGTTTTGGTTTTGGCTTAGGCTTTGGTTTTGGCTTAGGTTTAGGTTTAGGTTTAATTGGAGATGTTTTTTTACCATACAATCTATTAAGCATAGCATCCACTTGGTCTCTTCGAATTTTGCGTTGACTTCTCTCTACTATAGCTTTTCCAATACTCTCCCCTGCTTCACCACCTAAATTAAATTTTTTCATGGCTCTTTTCTTTTTTTCACCTGTAAATAATTGACCGCCTTTTAATCCTTGTGCTTGTAATAACATTTCAGACTTAGTTAATTTTGGTTTACCGCCTAATGATTTTTTATTTTTTTTCATTATTTTCCCATGCCTCCACGTTTAGATTTTGCCTTTGATATTTGTTGTTTTCTTTTGACAAATGCAGATGCGGATTTAGCAGCTTTACCACCGCTTAATTGTTTTCTTCTTTTAAGAAATTTACTAGCACCCTTGGCTCCAAGAGTTGCCAACAATCTTACCATTCCGCCCATGTTTCCGCCTTTCATTTTGACGGAGCCGCCGTAGTTAGGCATTTCGCTTCACAGGCAGCTCCTAATCGGGAGTTACATATGTTAAAAAACATTTGCTACCCGAAACTATAAGGTAAAAAACATGTTGACACAACTAAAAAGGAGGTTCTTCACCTCTCTTTACTTTAACTATTGGTTCACTCTGGATAAATCTTGTAGTTTTTGAATGATTCGGGGTCCAAGGGTGGTCCCCAATAAAAGTTGTCTTGTTCATCCGATACCCCACCACTCCACGCTTGATGGTAGTGTTTATTTTCATCGAGTTCCCCTTGTGAGTGACAAACCTTACACTGTTTAACGACTTCCTCCGCCTCAAATCTAAATCTATGATACCCATTACCTTTACAATGATCGCATATAATCATAACGCCTCCACAATATTTTTCTCAATCGCTCCCACCTCATGCGGCTTGCAACTTCTCTCCAGTTCCGTGGTTCGCGGGGCGCTGTCTTCGACACCTTCACATACTCACGAAGTAATCTATCTTTTAGTGACGTCTTGCGGCCCATTCCATACCTTCCTTTTCTTTTGCCAATTGTTCCGCTGCCACTTTATTTTCTAATTCTTCAAGTTTTGCACTGAGATAAATCCGCATGGACCATCTTCCTGCAAAAAATCCTAATACAAACACGCCTACGATGGCGGTAAGATGCCATAAGTGAAACATACACTCTCCTTTCTACAAAGCATCACTTTGTCATATTTCCAGGTGCAGTACTCCGTACCAAAGTCACCCATTTCATTGTTAATGCAATCACGCATAAACGTTTGATACGGCGAATAATATACCAAAATGTATACACCCGCCAGTATCGTCCCGCATATGCACAGAATGCTTATGATTTTGGCAAGAAATTGTAACATCGAATACAATACCAAAGGTAAAGATTTTTACGTTCTTGCGTACACATCATGTTATCTTTTATGTACTCTTTACTACATTCACCACATGTTTCTTTTTCATACTTCCAATCAGGTTTAAATTTACGATATGATGTAAACTTTGGCATGATGGTCATGCAGCAAGCTTTCTTTTCTTTGCTTCTTGTTTTACTAAATAGGTTATTTGCATACCAGCCGACCTATCGTCGGCGGCAGCTAGTTTCTTTAATAGTCTATAGGTGTCAATGGCTACTGCCACACTTTTAAACTTCTTAATGTTCATCCTGTCTCCTTTAATGGCGACTTAGATAAGTGCTCCTGGTATTCGATGTCGCCGAAATCAAATGCCGATTGCTCTGGTTCGTGAGCCGCGATTGGCGTAAACTTACGTCCTGCATTTCTAGCAAGATCTGTCCACGATGATGCAAACTCCATTTGAAGTTTAAACATTTGCTCATCATTTAATAGTTTTGCATTGCGTGCATTCTCTAAGCAAGCTTTTGCTCGTGTTAACCGCGCTCCAAGACGAAATCCCTCTTTGAATGTCGCCTCGTAATCTTTTTTAAGTTTCATACTTTCTCCTTCATTAGTGTGAGTAGGGGGATTCTTTGACTACCCCCAACCTTTTCCCGTCCAGTCAACATTTCCTATGTTAACAAGTACTTCAGAACCAACCCTCACACCCTCAGTCATTCGACCATACCTTGTGAGAGCCGTGCCTTACAACCTGGAGACTGTTGTTCAGCCATACTCAGAGAATGTTGCACCATTCTCATTTAATTGTATCTTTAATCTAATATAATGGGAGTGTCAAGTCTTTCTTCTAATATCTTCAATACATTCTATGGAAAAACGAAAGTATTTATTCATCTCAAATTTTTGCCAGTTAGCCGCGATTTCTTCACATTGTTCCTTGGGCATTGGTTCTTTTAACACCATCTGATTGCCTGTATACACCCAAGTCGTACCATTATAACCCCATAGACTTATAACTAATACAAATAGCTTAATCACCTGCATCTCCCCAACTGTCACCGCACTCAACGTCGACTTTGCTAGGGACTTTAAGTTTTTCTACACAGTTTTCCATAATCTCTTTAATCTTAGCTTTATCCTCTTCACTTGCAACAGAAAAATCTAATTCATCATGAACTTGTATGTGTGCCAACAATCCTTCTTTGTATAAAGCTACCATAGCTGTTTTTATTTGATCAGCAGCGGAGCCTTGTATTAACCTATTTAACGCTTTGTATGTCCAAGCAGGTTTAATATTATTCTTTCCATATTCTTTAATGGCGTCTTCTTTATCACGAAAAGCTTTAGATCCCCACTGTGTAGCAGACTCCCATTGATCAAATCGACAACGCCTACCACTTATGGTGGTTATAAATTCGTTTTCTTCAGCCGTGCGCATTACATCATACGTTAGTTTTTTAACAAAAGGCACACGTTGATGATAATTTTGCAGTATTTCTGTGGCTTCATCTTCGTTTACACCAAGCTGTGACATCAATTTACCTTTACCCATTCCGTAGAATAAACCTAAATTAATTGTTTTCGCTATCTTACGATCTATGCCTGCCATTTCTGACACCATCGTATGAAAGTCTGTCGTGTCGTCTTGTTTATACGCTTCAAGAAACGTATCAGCACTTTTAAAATTGTTCATGTACGCATAATGTACCACGAGCCGTGGTTCTTGTTGCGAATAATCAAAGATACCCCATTCATGGTCCTTCTCAGGTATAAATATAGATCTGATCAGTGGGCCGAGAATTGCGTTTCGTGCAGGTATTTGCTGTAAATTAGGATTACTGTAACTGAATCTACCTGTTACCGTTCCTCCTTGGTCGGATCGCATTTGGTGTATCTCAGCATGAATCCTCCCTCGGTACGAATGCTTGGTGATACTCTCAATAAACGTTGTTCTCGCTTTATTAATTTCTCTTTCGTTGACAACCATTTTAGCAAGAGGGCTTTTATGCGATGATAAAAAGTTCTTATCAAACTTAGGTTGACCCGTGGGCGTTCGGTCGTAATCAATGTTAAGCGCATCAAAGGCTTTTGCCACAGAGGCTGCAGACCATACTTCAACAAAGTGTCCACTAAGTTTTTGTATTTCTTTTCTAAGTTTTTTTTCTTGATTCCATAAATCATTTTTTATTTTATCCGCCTTTTCTAAATCAACACGAACACCTTTTTGTTTCATCTTAAATAAAACAGGAAACAAATCAGTTTCCAATTCAAAAATATTAATTAAATTTTGTTTTTGTATTTCACCACGTAAGTGATGCCATAACTTTAACGTCACAGCAGCATCTTGCTCTGCATACTCTCCTACATGTGAGGCTGGAAGCTTCCATAGCTCTCCTTTCGGATCTAGACCCCACATTTTGGCAGCTTCGTAGAGTTGGGTTTCCGATTTCGATTCTTGTAGATAATCTTTTCCTAATGAGTTTAGATCGAAACGAAACCTATTTTCATCTACTAAAGGTGCCGCAATAAGAGTATCAATTATTTTACCTTTGATGTCAACACCCATCGCTTTTAACCAGCCAACATCATAAAAAGCGTTATGAAATATATAGTTTTTATCGGGGTAAGAGCATTGCTTTCTTATCCAATCAGTGACAATTTCTTTGTCCATGTTGGGCGGTGTTTCGTGAGCAATTGGATAATAACCACACCAACCCTCTACTGCTACAGCAATGCCTACAACTTCTCCGTGCTTACGAATATATCCTGGACCTGTATCTTTAATACCAGGATCTCGTGTTTCTAAGTCAATAGCTATTTCATCATATCGTGATAAATCTGGAAAGTGATCAGGCATAAGCCATTCACTTGGCATGCGGTGTACTTTAGGAAACCAGTTAGGTTGTTCTTTCATCTATTTCTCCAGCTATTGCGGCATAAGCTGCTAAATCAATATAGCTATCTTTTTTATGCGCGTGTTTTAATCTGGCAATTTTAACAAGGGCCATGCATATTGCAACATCATGTGGTGTAATTTCTTTATCAAGATATGCACTCCATAACTTTGCAATGTTTTGATGGTTAGTTAGTTTATCACCATAGTCTTCTTGGCGATCACCACCAACAAGTTTCTCTGCTTCTTGTAAAATCTTTTGACAAATCATATTGTTTACCTTTCACTATCTCTTGCTGCCATGAATATAGGTTCATATTCATATTGTTTTGTTGTTTGCCTGACAATGTGCAACTCTTGTTTTGCTCTAGTTGCTGCAACATAAAAAACTCTTGCCTCATCATCTCTTCCTTCTTGACTCTGCATCATCGCTTTGTGTGGGCCAAGACTCATGTCTGCGATTAACATTACTTTTTCTCTTTCTCCACCTTTTGATGCATGAATTGTAGATACCTCTATTCTTGGTTTAGCATCTAATTTAAAACCAGATTCTAAAATATTTCTCAAATAAGCCTCTTGCTTTCTAATGTTTTTACCATTCAACATAACATACCATAAAATTTCTTTAACGTCTTTATGTATAGTTTGCTTATCTCCTAGATCATCTATCAATTCTAAAGTTATATGTCTTTTTAAACCAAAGTGTTGACATAGTTTTTCCATATCAAACATTTCATCAGCATCTCCCTTAAACTCACCGTGTCCTCTATTTATTCTAGTGCTGTCCATGTTTTTATATAAAATAATAACATCTGCACCAATGACTTCTTCTCCTCTACATAAAGCTGTCCAGCATTTTATTGCTTTTATATAATCATATTGAATAAAATTTTTTCCATACACTTTAAATACTTGTCCAAGTTGAATTAAACTGTCCATTACCTCTTGTACAACGGAGTGTGTTCTACATAAAATTAACCACTCACCTTCTTTGAGATATTCACCTAAAGGTCTGGTAACTAAAACTTCTACTTTACCGTCTTCTTGTCTTGGTAAATATTCTTTTTGAACTCTTCGTGAAATATTATGTGCTAATTTTGTGGCAATAGTGTGCACCCTTAAAGGTATACGATAAGACTGTTGTAACTGTATTATTTCATTACCAGACGTTTGATTTGCCATTTCAATAAAATTTTCTATGTCAGCACCTGCCCAACGAAATATAGCTTGGTCATCATCACCAGCAACATATGTTTCTTTTGCACCAGATTCTTTTTGTATTTTATCAACCACTTGCCATTGATGTAAAGATAAGTCTTGAGCTTCATCAATGAGTAAATATTGAATAGAAGGAACTTCTCCTTGTTTTAAAAAATTAATAAAATAATCGTGATACTCTAGTTTTCTGTGTTCTTTTTTATATTCTATTAAATCTTTATCCATTTGACGTATCATGTCTCTTGCGCCCTCGTAAGAAACTTTTCTGTATTTTAATATTTTAGATATTCTATCCTCATCATCAGGATATTTAGAATTAGCTAAATTAATTATATCTTGATATTCACTACCAGGTGTAGGCATTGCTATATCAACGCCATTTCCTTTTTTCATTTTGTTTACAAATTTTCTACCCGTGTCTCTTGATAACTGAGCATAGTCATCTTGATCCATAATATCATCCTGACGTAATCTTAATTGTTTGTACGCTATTGAATGAAGTGTGCAAAAGAATGGAAACATTTTTTTAACATTGTCACCAACCTTTTCTCCAGAGCTCGTATCAATACCCATAATTCTATCACGTATTTCTTCAGCTGCCTTAACAGTAAAGCTAAGATATGCTATTTCCGTGGGCGGTGTGCCGCGATCTAAGAACTCTTGAACTTTCTTTTTTAAAAACGTTGTCTTACCTGTTCCAGGAGGACCAATAACTATTTTTCTATGCATCAGTACACTCTTTCTTTCTTTTTAATATCAGGATCTTGAATTTCGTATTCTTTTTCCATTATATCAATAGGAACTTTTAGACATCGTGTAGATTTATTTTCTTCTCCTTCACCTTTTCCAGATGTATTTTCTAACGAGGTTTCACAATTAAATTCTTTTATTAATATTTTTGATGCTAGGCCCTTGTCTATATTGTATTTTTTTCTATTAAAATATTCGTAAAGATAAGCTGTTTTAAATATAAAGAAATTATTATCAGTGTATGTCTGACCAAGACGAATGTCTCTTTTAGATTTAGCACCTCTTGTGTTATCAATAAATGTTTGTAAATGCTGGAGAAGTTCTCCCTCTTTTGTATTCTCTGAACCTAAGAAAACTATTCTCCCTTTTTCTTCCATATCTTGCAGTAATTCATTTTTTGTTTCATGCCATTCTAATTTGTTTTTTGGATGAGGTTCTCGATTACATTGCAAAGTTGCGACGTGAGAGAAAGTATCCCATCCGTTTGGTTTCATGACTTCATTAGGTATCTCAATAAGTTTACCGTTGACAGTGACTTCGTAAAAAGGATTCTTACATTCGTATTTTGTTAAACTATGTATTTCATCTCCCGCACTATTTCCTACGCCAAACTTTTTTTGTTTACATTTTGTTTTGTTACAGACATTAGCAAACAAAGGTAAATTACATTTAAAAAAATATTTTTTTTCGTTTTGTACTTGTTTCAATATGGTTTGAAATTCTTTTATATTTAATTGAGGTTCACAGTATTTAGCGTTATATTCCAATAACTTAGCCTCCAAATCTTCAGGAAAACGTTGACGCAAATATATTCCTATTTGAAACAATCCTTCGTTTCTTTGTCCTGGTCCTAATTTGCTTGTGCATAGTTTTAATAAACACGGAGGGCCATGTTGAAAATCTATCTTGAATGTCTCATCTGTATGCGTTTCTGGTATGACTACCTTGTCGAGATTATCAACGACTTTTTCATCATAGTATTCTAAAAACTGATCGAGAGAAAGTCTCTCACCTTTATCATTAAATGCATATCTTGTTGGAAAGTTTGGATCGTTATATGGCAAATTTAAAAAATTACCCACGCCATTTTCGTTTAACTCAAATTGTTTTGGAAAAATTTCTGCCTTTGGATGTTCAATCAAAATTGATATATCTTTTAATTTCATATGCATTTCTTTTGCAGGCACTTCATCTTTTACAAAAAGAAATATATGAGCGCCCCCACTTTTTGACCTACATACAACCAACGGTAATTTTGATTCAAACAATTTCTTAATTAAATTTTTATGATCAAAACCGTCGTAAGAATCTATATCTATTGCACCCCAAGCGCATAAATTATCCTCGTTTATAGGAATTATACCTATTGAATTGATGCCGCCATCAAGATGTTCTTTCCAATCGTTGTCTGTTATTTCTCTTTTAATTACAAAAGAGGAAGATGATTTTTTATTTTTTTCGTTTGTTTTATCGCCAGTTCTAGTTTGACCAAAGGCTCTATTTAATCCTCGAAATACATATTTAAATTTTTCTTTTGCATCCATAATCATCTTTCTTTATTCGTAATAGAGGGAGCAGCCTTTACTTTTGGAGGAAAAATCGCTCCCTCTTGGGATTCAAGTGTATTAGTACGGAGTTCTTTCTCCGTTGTCAACACTTTCGTCTTCATGCTTAACTTTTACCTCACCAGCATCTACAGACGCGGAGAAAGCTTTTGCTTGTGCGTATAAGTCAGCATTTTCAATTGGTCCAATTCTAGAAATGTCCCAACCAAACCATTCACCCAAGTCGTTCGATTCTGCAATCGTTTTTAATGAATAAATGTGAGAGTACGAAGGTGGTGTAAACAACCCCTTTGCACCTTTTAATTTGAGCCCAAGCATTAAAGAATTCCATCTTTTTGATTTTTTTCTTTGTGTGCTTTTCATTGCCACAAGAGCTTGTGACCAAACTCCATTTTCACTTCTAATTAAACAAAAATGATTTGCCGTATCTTCAATATAATTACCATTTGATAATCTATCTTTACGTTGATCATCTCGTTGAGTTTTTGACAGTATGTCACTGTCACCTGCATAAATATTAACAGGAGCACCAGTGCCCTTGCCTCTATCTTGCCACTCAATATATTGACGTTGATATGAACAAGGTATTACCTGCACTCCCTTATCACCATCAAATATTTCTTTTGTAAGCGTATTGTAGATCATCCCACTTTCCGCTCCCTCAATGTATTGAGGATCTCTCTTCTTAATCTGTGGTGATGTATCACTCAGAATACGAAGAAA